TTATGCCGCAATTCCTCCCTGCAACGGGTTCAGCGTAACCGCGTTTTGCAGGTAGTCAGGCGACAAGTGAGCGTAGACCATCGTTTGTTGGATATTCGCATGCCCCAGGATCTGTTGCAGGGCGATAATATTCCCGCCATTCATCATGAAATGACTCGCAAAGGTATGACGCAAGATGTGCGTTGCCTGGTTCTCCGGGATATCCGGTTTCACCTCCCGCAGTATTTTGCAGAACCTTTCATAGTCCACTTTGAACAGCTTTCCGCTGGCCTCTTTTTTCACCTTACTTTCCAGCTCTTCAGAGATCGGCACCGTCCGCTTTTTCCCGTTCTTTGTCTTCAGGAACGTGACGCGGCAGTTAACGATATTCGACCGCTTTAGCGTGGCGACCTCTGACCATCTTCCGCCAGTGCTCAGGCATAACAGGGCAACTAACAGAGAATCCCCCTCCAGAACGTTCAGCAAATTGCTGATCTCTTCCCGCTCAAGAAATGTCATCTCCGGGTTTTCTTCCGCCAGTGGTGGAAGCCCGTTAACGGGATGCTGCCCGCCAAATTCCTCGATCTGTATTAATTTCGTGAACATGCCGGATAACCGATACATCTCACGATTAATCGTTGATGCCTTAATCCCGGCACTCAAACGGCCGGATCGGTAGTCCATCAAATCCCTTTTGCTTAGCCGACTGACAGCGGGATCACCCAGGCCATTAATCGTCTTCAACAGGTGATTGAACTCCTTTTTGCCGTTCTCATGATTTTGCCCGTGGTACCGCCACCAGGCATTGAGCAGCTCACTTAACGGCCGCCGGTCGGCGCGCTTTCCTGCCCATTCTTTTTGGCTGGCGTTCGCTATCGTGTATTGCTCAAACACAACAGCCTCAGCCTTTCTGTCAAACGTCTTGCGGATGCGGCGTCCTGCTGCCCCACGAGGTCTAATGTCCACCATGTAGCGACCATCATCGAGCTTCTTAATCGACATAAGAAAGCCCTCCGGCGCAGATTTCACTATCTTGGTAACAAACAGTGAAAATGTAAGATTTATAAACTGTTAACCAATCTGTTTCTCGGATTGGTCTGATTCCGTTGATTCTGGCCCAATGTGTGCGAGGGCCGGTGCGATCTGACCAGCCTGCGGCGCAGTCTTATCAGTCATCAACCATAGGGTGTATTTAAGGAGTTGCGGAGTGTTAACGATCTGGGTCACGACTTGAATTCCCGGTTCTCTATGATCCCCTTCATAATTTTTGAGCGTGCTTAACGCCAATCCAGTTATTTCGCAAAACTTAGCCTGAGTAAGCCCCTCCGACTTTCTGATCGCGCGGAGCTTCTGTGACATTTTCATTTGACATGATTCCCAATTGCAGACTATATTCCACTCAAAAGGTGTGCATGTGAGAACCTTTTGAGGCGTAAAAACCAGCCGCTAGAACGTTTTCAAACGGTTTATAAAGGGCTGGATCTTACGAGATTAACACGAAATGAGCCGGGGGAAACGATGAGCGAGAAGGTCGGAGAACGCGAAACAAGCGAGGGGCACAGCTTGCGCGGGGTTCTTTTTGATATGTGCTCGGTAGAGCTGGTGATCCGTACGCATATTGGTGAGGCGGAGGCCAAACTGTCGCGCTCCGCCATTATGAACTTCAACAGGACCGTTGAAGAGATTACTTCTGATTTACCAACTGACTTAATTCATCAACTAAACCGCGCGATTGAGTGGCATCTAAGCGAATGGCAATCACTTGCCCATCCGGTCGATCCGAATTGTCAGGAACGTGAAATTCAACCTCAATGAGGTCGTCGAAGCTGTTGCAGACAATTTTATAGGCAGGAATAACGGTTCTTTTTTTGGTCATTTCAGATCCCTTGTTGTGCGTAATGAAATAGCGCCCTTATCCAGTCAAGAGTCGGGCCTAAAAAAGTTACCACAAAAACCTGAGCCGGGCAGGGAGTTACCTGGCAACTAACCGGAGGTTTTATGGAAGCGAGTGATTACACAATCAAATACCCGCTTGACGCCGTTCATGTAGAGAAGTTCGCCGAGCTGATCGGTAAACCGAAGACCGCAGTGGAGGAAATGATCAAGGCACGAAAGCTGCCGGTCATTGAGCTGCGCGACCCCAACAAGCCCAACGCCCGCGCAGGTGAGCGCTGGGTTTATATCCCTGAGTTCAACCGCGCAGTGCGCGAGGCGTACTACAACCGCCCGGTAGAGCAGCGTGACGCCTGGCTGCTGTGGATGGGGCTTTAATGCGAACCGCTTCAGGGAGCAACTCTATGAAAAGTGGGAACGGCGGGGCAGTATCGCAGTTGAATAGTAAAACCAGCCTTTATCGTGGTTTTACTATTCTGAAGCTCCCTCGCAAAAAGCCTTATAACCGCCAGCGGTATCAAATTACGCATGGCGGCCATTATTTCGGGATTGATTTTGCGTTAGCTGAAGCCTGCAAAACGATAGACCGAATTATGAATAACAAACGTTTCACCATTCATTAAATAGCCGAGGCAGAAAATGAAAAGAGAATACGCAGACAAAATCAATTCACTGCTGCAATGCTTCCATTTCAATAAAGAGTTTCTGGAATGGAACCATGATTATTCACATCAACTTTTACGCCACGGCGTTTCCCACCTTTATCACTTCGCTATGCTTCAGGGCGAGAACGATGAAGCCACGCTGGAAGAGCTGCGCAACATCATTGTTTCGATCACCAACGGTGATATCCCGAAGCCATACGACCTGTTGTCAATGGACACCGAGCAACCAGAGACAACAAGCAAGACCGTGACGTTTTTAAAGTCGCTGGCGGTAACGGTGGAACTTACACCCGAAATGCTTCACAGCCTGAAACGGTACGCAGCTGTACCAGCAAAGATGAAGCGACCAAACCTCTATTAATCATCGGAGTCCGCCATGTTCACCGAAGAATATACATCATGGGAACGTGAAATGCTGATCCGCGAGGCGATAGAAAACGCTGAGCAGGGTTTCACTGTCCACCTGAGAAATGGTGCGCGTATTACTGTCAGCTCTAACAGCCCGTCGATTGACTTAATTATTTACGGTCTGGAAAAAACCATTCGCGGTAATCATGAGCGCGCACGAATGACCTTTATTGATTTTATGTATTACTGGCACGAAAGGTTATTCAAGCAGGTTAAAAGAAAGCCGCGACCTAACCACTAATTAATCAGCGTCAAAAATAACGGCATTTATTTTGCCGGGGATTCGTTTTGCCTTTTTCAGGAGGTCGCCATGTCGATCACGTCAATAAAACTGGATGGCGGAATTAGCGATCCAGATTTTGTGGAAATAAGCGCCAACGCACGGAAACACGAACGCGCGCACCTGCTGGGCTTACTGCGGATTTATGTCGGCCAGCTGAAAAAGGAAAGCGCCACCCCGGACGAGATTTATCAATCAATCGAGCGGTGGATCAGCAGCCGCGAACTTCCAATCAGTGAGGGTATTAAACAATGAACCACTTAATGATCGATATTGAAACGCTCAGCAACCGACCGAACGCGGTGATTTGCGCGATTGGTGCGGTGTTCTTCGAGCCATCAACCGGGAAGATCGGCCCGTCGTTCTATCAGACCATTGATCCGCGCACCTCGCAGAGCCGTGGCGCGGATATCTCCGCCGACACGGTGATGTGGTGGCTTAAACAGGACAAAGAACCAATCAGTGAGCTGGTAGCCGCAAAATCGCACGAGCTGGATGTGATGCTGGATTTCGCGAACTTCATTAGCGGCGCATTCCCTGAAACCACGAAAAAGAATCTGAAGGTTTGGTGCAAGGGCGGTTCGTTTGACTTTCCGATCCTCAAATCTGCATTTGAGCGCTCATCGCTTGAAGGCGTTTCCATGCTGCCGTGGATTTACTGGAATGAATGCTGCTTCCGCTCACTGCTTACGGTGGCCGGAGCTATCGGTTATGCCCCCCACCCGCGCCGCTCAGTTGCACACAACGCTTTAACCGACGCTATCTATCAGGCCGAGCAGGTTTGCGAGATCTGGCAGCGTCTTACCACTCCACACCTCGAATCACTCTGAGGGCAAGGTAATGATTAAATCACCTATCAAATGGGCGGGCGGCAAAACCCGCGTCATGCCAGAGCTGCTGAAGCATCTGCCGAAAGCTGATTGCCTGATTGAGCCATTCGTTGGCAGCGGTACCGTATTTATGAACACGGAATACCGCCGCTATGTTCTCTGCGATAGCAATCGCGCGCTGATTAACTTCTTTCGCGTATTGACCTCTGACACCGAGAGACTGATCGACACCGCACGCGGAATGTTTCTGGGTGGCAATAACGAAGAGCAATATTACAAGCGTCGCGCGCTATTTAACTCCATGCAGTGGAGCGATACGGGCAAAGCTGATACCGCTTTGCTTTACGCCACTTTGTTTCTGTATCTGAACCGCCATTGCTTTAACGGGATATATCGCGTCAATCAGATTGGTGAGCATAACGTCCCGTTCGGGAAATATGCCGCACCATACTTTCCGGCTGACGAGATGCGCAGCTTTGCCGAAAAGGCCAACGACACAAAAGCCGTTTTCATTGATGGCGATTTTCGTCATACCATTCCTGACGTTTTGCAGCTGGCATATGACGCGGTTATTTACTGCGACCCCCCCTACATTCCGGCCAGCAAGACAGCCAACTTCACTGCCTACGGCAAGCCATTTACCCTGGACGATCACCGCGACCTGGTTGCAACCCTGCTCGATGCTCATCGCCAGCACGGCACCCGCGCGGTGATATCCAACAGCGATACCCCGGAAACCCGCGAGATCTATTCCCCTTTCAGGCTCCACGCATTAAGCGTCCGCCGTTCTGTCAGCGCCAGAAGTCGCGACATGGCCGGTGAAGTGATTGGCGTGCTTCGCGTTTGTGACGGCTGCGGCCGTTCTGGTGGCGGATATTGCCCGGATTGCGGCCCTGTGATGGGCGCTTCCACTTACGACGCAATGGCTGCGGCGGGCGCATTCGACGGTGCGGAGGGATTCTGATGAATGAGCCTGTCTGGTTAGCAGTAGATCCCGCCGATGAGTCAGGGGATCGCACCGCAGTGACAGCATTGGTTTACCGCATAACCGGTAGCCAGCAGTACCACACCTTCACCCTGATTGATTTCAGGGCATTCATCCTTGATGCAGATGTGCCGCTCTTTAAGTCATGCGTGTCCGGCATAGGCAGCGACGACCAGGGCATTAAGAGGGGTGGACTTGTACGCCTGCAACTCGTTTCCGACAGTCCTGATGAGGAGTTGCCATTCTGATGAACCAAGAAACCAATTACCGCCGGTTCTGGCGAAGCACCGTTATCTGTATCGCCCTTTGCTCACTGCTGTTCTGGCTCCCGATGGGCTATCTCGCCTTTCGCATTTTCTCTGTGGTGTGGGAGGCGCTGTGGTTGCTTATTACAACGAAATAGACCCCCACGCGGCGCAGCACCTGCGCAACCTTATCGACGCCGGCCATATTGCGCCGGGCGTCGTTGATACCCGTTCAATTGAGGATGTAACTCCTAATGACCTTATCGGATTCAATCAGTGCCATTTCTTCGCCGGGATCGGCGGATGGTCCCTTGCCCTGCGTCGCGCAGGATGGCCAGACAGCCGCCCGGCATGGACAGCATCATGCCCTTGCCAGCCTTTCAGCGCGGCAGGCAAAGGACTTGGGTTTGCTGACGAGCGGCACTTATGGCCCTCCGCACACTGGCTTGTCGGCCAGCGCCGCCCTGTCGTGGTCTTTGGCGAGCAATCTGGAAGCGCTGACGCGAACGACTGGATCGACCTTGTACAAGCTGACGTGGAAGCCTTGGGCTATGCCTTCGGGGCGGTTGCGTTTCCGTCTGCGAGCGTCGGCGCGCCGCACCAGAGAGACCGTGCTTATTGGGTGGCCGACGCCGATCGCCTCCAATGGGAGGGGCGCGGGGAATTTCAACCGACAGGGGGGGGGTAAACCTTCAGACTGCGGCGTTATTAGCGGGTTGGCCCACACCGACGGCAACGGACGGGAAGGGCGGTTATCAGGGTGGACGGATCCGCAACGGGAGGCTATCAACGGACAGGCTGGACGTGGCTGCGCAATTAGCGGGCTGGCCGACGCCAACCACGAGCAACGATCGTTCACCATGCCCGCAAGAAGCTATGCGGACGTATCGCGAAAATGGAACAAAGATTCAGAAGCGCTTGCAGGATGTGGCGGCCCTGAGTGGCCCGGTCCGGTTAACGGCTTCTGGCGAGATGCTGACTGGCTGTACTGCCGGGATGGAAAGTGGCGGCCAGCTAGACCCGGATCATTCCCGTTGGCTGATGGGATTCCCGCCCGAGTGGGAAGACTGCGCACCTACGGAAACGCTATCAATATTGAAGCGGCGGCAGCGTTCATAAAATCCTACATGGCAGCGGTGGATTATGTCTGATTCCTCTGCTTTGGCATGGAGATGGAATGCTCCACGGCAGGCAATTAGCCCCGACGATACCGAAGATAGCCCGATTGAGTATCTCACCCCAAAAGGCGAGCGTAAGGCGCTCGCCTATGGTGATCTTGTTGACGTCGTTTATCGGGAGCCGCTGCGCCCGCGCGAAGGCGAGGCGCGAGAGGCGTTTGATCGCACAAGGCGATCTCGCCATCTCCGCCGCCGCGTGCAGGCTCTCCCTGCTTTTATCCGCAAGCGATTCTCTCAGCGACTGGAGTCACTGGAGCGGCAGGATCCAAAAGCCGCTGTACGCTGGCTGTTTAGCACATTTGAACGTCATGTATTGCGCCGCGTTGATGCCGTAAACGCCCAATACCTGCCACAAAGCAACCTTCCCGCAATTTTGTTCCCGCTGCGTGATGATTTTCACTTGCTGCCGTGGGCAGATAAAAAACGCCTGAAACGACTGGCTTATAAGCTCGCTAACCTGATGAAAAGCGAGTTTATGCGCGAGTTTGATTTCCAGTATGAGAAAACCACTGATGTAGAGTTTTCCACGATCTATGCGTATGGCGCGATTGCCAGCAAAGCAACAGCGCTCAATATCGCGATCCCATCATGGGGAAGGTATTGCGATGAGAAGCTGGAGGCTGAAGAAGCGCTGCGCGCCGTCGCACGCCTTCAGTCGGAAAAGTGGTGGTTAAGTAAAATCCGCAAAATACATGACCGCTGGCGTGAGCACCTCATGATCGCCACCGGCTACGTCAGCAAAATAGCATCACCGTATTGCTCCGATCCTTGCTTCAGAGAGTGGATAGCCCAGAAAAAGGCAAACTTTGAATTTCTTCAGGCGATGGAACTGGAAGACCAGGATACAGGCGAGCGTACCTCTTTGCTTGATAAAGTCATGGGGAGCACATCGAACCCGAAGATCGCCCGTCACGAGCTGATGGTGCGCATGCGTGGGTTTGAAGATATGGCGAACGATATGGGGTTGGTTGGCATGTTCTACACGCTAACCGCGCCGTCTCGCTATCACTCAACGCACGTAAAATCAGGCAAGCGTAATGATAAGTATCGTGACGTCAGCCCGCGCCAGACGCAGAAATACCTCTGCAAAGTCTGGGCGCGTGTCCGTGCAAAATGGGGGCGTGAGAAGATACGCACCTTCGGATTTCGTGTTGCTGAACCGCATCACGATGCAACCCCGCACTGGCATCTTTTACTTTTTCTACGTCCTGAAGAGGTGGAGCTTGCCACTGATATTTTTCATGAATATGCACTAAAGGAAGACGGTCACGAGCCGGGTGCCGAAGAGTATCGCTTTACCGCAAAACCTATTGAGGCGGAGCACGGTAGCGCAACGGGCTATATCGCGAAGTACATTTCTAAAAATATCGACGGTTACGGCATGGATGGCGAGCTAGACGACGAATCAGGCCAGTCCGTCAAAGAGATGGCAAAGCGCGTACGGGCGTGGGCATCGCGCTGGAATATCCGCCAGTTTCAACAGATCGGCGGTGCGCCCGTTACTACCTGGCGAGAGCTGCGCCGGTTAGGCAACCGCGAACTGGTTTTGCACCCCGAAATCGAAGAGGCAAGAGCAGCCGCCGATGCGGCGGACTGGCCGGGGTATAACCATGCTCAGGGTGGCCCGTTAGTATCTCGCGACTGTCTGCGTGTTCGTCTCAGTTACGAATACACAGAAGAAGGCAATGATTATGGTGACACAGTCGCCAAGATAACCGGCGTCTATTGCCCTCTTACCATCCGTGAATCCGTCATTTATACCCGCACAACAGATTACAAAATTGTACCGAAGCGTAAGCCATCGCCGATCGAGGTCTTGACCTTAGAAGGCCGCGCAGCGGCCCCTCGGAGTTCTGTCAATAACTGTACGGGGCGCGCCGAATCGGACGAAAAACCACCGTCACAAACGGCGGTGCCAGCTGATAAAACCGCGCCCGACGACAGTTCAGTGACAGAACTTCCGCTGAATATCGATGTTTTGAGGCGATATTCACGCCAGCAAAGGCAGGAGATCACCAGCAGGCTAAGAAAATTCGCCCGAGAAAGTTCAGATCAAGCCTTCACGCGCACCGCGCGCGGCCTGCGCACGTCGATTGATGACGAAACCGCGCTGACATGGGGGCCAAAAGTTACCGCCGCGAAAGATATGAGCCTGACGCCGGAAGAGGCGGAGCGCCGCTGGCGCGAACAGCTGCGGTTCGAGGCAGAGCGGCGCGCAGATAACTATGCCGCTGCGGTTGCGGAATATCAGAAGAAAAAAGCCGAGGCCGCATTGCGTCAGGCGCAGCAAAAAGAAGCAACGCAAAAACACGGCATTTCCGAAGAGATGATCGCCAGCATCGGCGCACAGCTGCGCGACTGCCGGATTTTCGTCAGCGATGACGTCGTACGGTCGGTCTCTGGCGGAGCCCGCGTTCGCCACGGTGGCGGCCTGCTCGCAGCGGACAATGGCCGGTTACGTGAAGTGAAGGTATGGCGTGCAGGCGAGAAAGATAAACCAACTTCCGAATACACGGCAGTGCGTGACCTGGTCACGCGTTGGAAGAGTGCCATCAAGCGCAGGACTGAGAAGGATGTGTAGCGAATTATGGGCTATTTTTTCTATTCTCATCCAGGTTTACACCAAGCTCCCTTAGTTTCCGCTCAAGGTCAGTCTTGCTTGATGAATATTCAGCGTGATCTTTTAGCTCTATATGCTCGGAAAATTTTTTCGATACAGGACTATGGTGCGAACTTTTTGTACGGTGACATGAAGATTTATTGTGACGCGTTAAGGCTTCCCATGAAGATTTAACAAGAGCTACAACAATAAAAAGAGCGAAAAAAGATGAGCTTATTGGGATGATGATTCTGAGAAGGGCGTTTCCCACTACATAACAAACAATCAAGCCGACAATAGCAGATAACGCAAGCGTTATTAGCGCCGCCATTTGTTTAAATTTCATGAAAATTACCTAGTATCAAAAATGATATTTAGCGGGGAAGCGTGAATGATAATAGCATTATTCATTTTGCGCAAAAATGCGCAATTTTGCACAATTTTTGAAACGTCGTTTTTGCTACGCAGCGCCAGCGCTGGCGGGGCCTGGGCGGCCTGCACAAAGTGCACAAAAAGACGCATGTTTAGCGCGCAGGCGAGGCGGGGGAGTAAGCGCGCGCTTTGGGGGTAGGGAAGGGGTCGGCATACCTCGCCAAAAGCTGCCTGCCGGACGCGCACTTTCGCAGTGCATCCGGCGAGCGCGCAGGCAAAAGCTCGCCAGAATGGCGCTGGCTGTGTCTGGTTGGTGATATGACATTGAGGTGTTGCGGGTTGGCCGACATGGCCGGGAATGGTGGTGCTGCAGGTCGGTACCACACCGCCGGGAATGGCAGCGCGGTACCTTCAGACTACTTCGGGACTTCTAGCAACGCGTAAGGGTTGAAGCGGATCACCTCTTCGCCCAGCCAGTCGTTAACGTGTTTCATCGCCTCCATCACCGGCGTCAGTTCGTTGACCGCGAATACTCGCGCCGCCTTCTCGACGTCGCCGAACGATCCGTTGCCTTCCGGGATCGCACCCATCAGTTGAGGCGGCACGCGGTGAGCCGCGAGCATGTCGTCACGGGTGGAGGACTTCACGCCGACAAACTCATCCTTTGCCGATATCTGGCTGAACGGCAGGATCTGCACGGCGTCTTTGCCGACACCGGGCGCACTCAGCAGGATGTTTTTAAATGCCCCGCCGCGCCGGGTATCGGTCAATGTCTTCTTCAGGTTCTCCAGGCTTTCCCCGTCGGCCACTGCGCTGCTGACGTAGACAATACAGCCGGCATGCGACCCGTTGTCGTAGTAGAGCTTGCGGAACTTGTCGGCAGAGTGGGCCAGGTTGGCCGACAGCAGGCCGGCGAAATACTCCGGCATGCCGTAGATCTCCTGGTGAATGTCGGGGTTGATCACATGGCACACCGAGCCGGTCTCGAACGGGTGATCATCAAGACCGGACTGGATAAACCAGTAGGTGTCGAGGTCAGAACCTCGCCGGGTGTACTTCGCCAGCGAGTTACGAAAACCCATTGGCCCATGCAGGCGGTTGCGACGCATCTCAAGATACGCATTGCCGAACACAAACCAGTCGAGTGCAAAGGCGCTGAACGCCTGGCGCGATAGCAGCTTGTGCGGGATAAAGCACCCGGCCAGCACGTTGCGCTTGAAGAACAGCGCCGACTGATGCCAGCTCGCATAGCCGAACTGGCGGGCCAGTCCGTACCAGCTGATCGGTGTCTCGTAGTACCTGCCGTTGTTGGCGCAGTACATGTTATCCAGCAGGTCATGAGCACCGGTCACCGGCCACGGGCCGTCGAACGTGAACGCGCTCAGGCCGGGGGCTGACTTCAGCGCGTCGGCGAGGTCTGCCTGCTCTCTGGCATACTGCCTGCCGCGCGGGGATTTTCGTCTGCTCATCAGTACTCCATAACAGTCATAGTGTTGCCGCCTTCCTGACCCAGCGGCTCGTTAACGGTGGCGAGCATGGTCGCCCAGGCGAGATCGCCGTGACTCACGCCTCGGGCACGGTCGGTGTCGTAGGTGATGACGCCGCCAGGCGTGACCACCTTGCGCACGGCGCAGAAAGCGGTGATCAGGTCATATTCGCCGCGGTCATACTCCCAGCGGCCGGCGCGAATCAGTTGCAGCATTTTCAGTACCAGCATGCGCTTACTGGCTGGCGAGAACTGGTAGCACACCGCCGCCGGAAAGCGCTTCTTCACGAGCTGGTAAACCGCCTCGCCAATACCGCTGCCGTCGATGCCGATGTGCTGCACGTTGTAGCGCGTGAGCATGTTAATGATCATGGCGGCCTGCGCCTCAAACTCCATGCCGCGTACGCGAATGGTCTCGATGGTGCGGAACTTGCCGCCGGGGATCAGTGGCGCCGCGTTAACAGAGATGGCCCCGCTGTCGCCTTTGCCGCTAGAGCCGTTGGGGTCGTAGCCAATCCATACAGGGCGATCGGCCATTGGCCGCATGGCGTAAGGTTTCCAGTCCGGCCACTCGTCGTAACCGTCTGCGCCGCAGCTCAGCAGCATGTTGTAGTCAAAGGCGGTTTCACCGTTCTTGATGAAGGTGCAGGCGTAGAGGTTGTCGTACTCTTCCGGGCTGTTTTCCTCGCGGATTTCGTCAATGTCAGTCAGATCCCAGCCGTTATCGACCGCATCCTGCAACGTGACGATCTGGCGCCAGATTTTGTCCGGGCACATCAACCCACTGTTAAGCGTCTTCCAGGACGTGTCGAACTCCACGCGCTTACCGTGGCTGCGGCCTTTGTTGAAGGCTTCACCCGACCAGAAAGGGTACGCCTCGTGACTCTCCGCTGACGGTGTCGAGAAGTAGGTACGCGTCAATCCCTTCAGGGTCGCCATTGCGCCGGCCACTTTCTTCAGGTTGGCAAACTGTCCGACCCAGAAAAATTCATCAAAGTACAGGTTGCCGGTGTACGACTGCGCGGTTGCAGCTGACGTGCCGAGAAAGTGCAGCTCCGCGCCGTTGAACAACTGGATCATGTCACCGCCCTTTAGCTCAACATCAACTTCAGCGGCAGCGGCGCGAATAAAGCTGCGGAACTGGTACGCCTGGCGACGACTGGCTGACAGAAATATCTGATTGAGCTGGTGCTTGTACTTCACATCATCAGACAGCGCACGCAGCAGCGCTTCGCGGGCAAAGTACCAGGTTGCGCCAACCTGCCGGCTTTTCAGGATCGCCCGGTTACGGTGGTGATGGTTCTCGTACCAGGTTTTCTGATGCCAGTGCAGCGAGTCGATGATATTGGCCCGCAGCGCGGAGATCTGCGCCTCGGAAAAGAAGTTCTGTTTCTTGCGGATCTTCTTCTTCGGCTGCGTCACTGGTGTGCCGTTATCCAGCTTTTTGAGCTGTCGCGTCAGCAGGTCAATCTCCTTGAAGTCGCCACCGGTCTTTGTGTCCTTACTGGTGAGCTGGATCAGTCGCGCATCAATGGACGTCGTGACGCGCTGGATCGGTGGCGCGCTGTCCCATTCGTCACGCTTTTTCCATGAGTAAATCGTGTTCTGATTGATACCCATCAGGCGTGCGATTTCCGCCGGCGGGTATCCCTGCCAGTAGAGCTGCCGCGCCCGCTGCATGATGAATGCTTCTTCAATCGCCATTTGTCCTCCTCGCTTCCTGCCGGGGAGATTAACCCGCGCGCGCGTGCCCTTTCGCCCGCTTTTGGTTGTGATAGTTCCCTCACAACAACAACGCGTTGAGCGCGTGTGTCACCGCCTGCCATCATCACCGGGAACTCAACCAGATGAGCAAAAGAACATGGCTAATCAGGCAACCACCCGCAAGAAATTTAAGGTCATGACGTCCGGAACAACGGTCGATGGCCGCAATGTCACCCGCGCACAGCTTCATGCGATGGCGGCAGCGTACAACCCGGCAGTCTATGGCGCGCGGGTCAACATTGAGCACTATCTTTCCCCGTTCCCTGACAGTGTATTTAGCGCTATGGGGGATGTTGTTGCTCTGTCCGCTGAGGATATCAACGAAGGCCCGCTGACCGGGGAGGCGCATCTCTTTGCAGAGATTGAGCCCACTCAACGCATGAAGGACATGCTGGCCGACGGCAAGAAGGTCTATTCCAGCACCGAAATACACCCCAGCTTCCCGCTGACGAAAGGCCCGTACCTTATGGGGCTGGCGATGACCGACACCCCGGCAAGCCTGGGTACCGATAAGCTGAAATTCACCGCTGAAAAGCGCGCCGAGATCATGCGTTTCAGTTCGCAGGATGCAGAAGTCACCTTGTTTACCGCTTCTTTTGAGGCCGAACTGATGCAGGAAAATCAGAGCCGTAATGATTCAGGTAAGGAATGGTTCTCCCGCGTGATGGGCATTCTCGGCAAGGGTCAGAAAACCGACGATCAGCGTTTTAGCCAGGTGCATCAGGCTGTTGAGGTCGTGGCGCAGTCTCAGGTTGATCTCAGCGAGCAGTTCAGCACCTCCGAACAGGAGCGCCATCAGGACAAAGCCGCCATCCAGAAGCTGACCACCGACCTTGCCGCGCTGCGTCAGCAGCTTGAAGGGACGGACGGCAATTTCAGCCAGCGCCCGCCGGCCGGCGGTGGCGACAGCGCGCAGCTCGCTGACTACTGATATCCATAACGAGAGATCCCGCACATGAGAAACCCTACCCGTAAGCTGTTTGACAGCTACGTTGCCCGCCAGGCACAGCTTAACGGCGTCAGCGCCGCTGCCGTTGCGGCACAGTTCAGCGTTGACCCGACCGTGCAGCAGCGCCTTGAAGCCGCCGCACAGCAGGATGATGCCTTTCTGAAGCTGATTAACGTCTTTGGCGTGGAAGAGCAGATCGGCCAGAAAATCCTGATCGGCAGCAAAGGCCCGCTGGCGGGCGTCAACAACAGCACCACCAACCGCCGCAATCCCGGCGCTAACGACCAGATGGACGCGTACAACTATCTGTGCCGTAAAACCAACTACGACTACGCCGTCAGCTACGCGCAAATGGATGCGTGGGCGCATCAGCCGAACTTCCAGCCGCTTATCAGCTCAGCGATGGCCCGTCAGATGTCGCTTGACCGCATCATGATCGGCTTTAACGGTACCAGCTACGCCGACCCGTCAGACCGCGCAGCGAATCCGCTGTTGCAGGATTGTGGCATTGGCTGGCTGCAAAAAATTCGTAATGAAGCTGCACACCGTCGCATTACCGGCGTGACGATCACCTCGCGTGACCAGAACAACGCCATTGTCGCCCAGGGCACCTATGGCAACGTAGCGGCGGCGGTCTATGACGCTAAAAACAGCCTCATGGACGAATGGCATAAGCGTAACCCTGACAACGTGGTGATTTTGTCCGGCGATCTGCTGACAACCAGCAATTTCCCGACCATCAACGCCATGAGTCAGACCAACCCGAACACCGAAATGCTGGCCGGTCAGCTGATTGTGGCGCAGGAACGCGTAGGCAACATGCCGACCTTTATCGCGCCTTACATGCCGGGTAACGCCATTCTCATCACGCCGTTTAAAAACCTCTCGATCTACTACCAGCGCGGTGGTCTGCGCCGGACGATCAAAGAGGAGCCGGAATACAACCGCGTGGCAACGTATCAGTCCTCTAACGATGACTTCATTGTTGAGGATTACGGCGCGGTGGCCTTTATCGACGGCATCACCTTCGCTGAAAAAGCAGAAGGCGGCGAGTAACTGTGCACAGGGCGGGCTCCGGCCCGCCGTTATTCGGGGAAGAGATAATGCTGACGCCGGCACAAAAACATTTTCAGAAGGTCATGGCTGAGCGCCATGGCAAAACCGACGATCTTTCGGATACAGCCAGAACGGCGCACGAGCAAATCATGCACCGGCTGCGCATGGATCAGAGTGCATTGAAGCGAGTGCAGTCTGACCAGGCGAAAGCGGCCATGAAACGGCAGTTGCTGCCGCATTACGAGGGCTGGATCGAGGGCACGCTTGACGGCGACAGTGGCCGACAGGATGAGGTGATTGTCACCCTGATGGTCTGGGCGATTGATGCCGGTGATTACGCGCTGGCTGCCCGCATTGGTCGCTACGTCGTCACGCACGGCCTGCTGATGCCTGACCGCTTCAACCGTACCGCCGCTACCGTTCTGGTCGATGAGATTTGCGATCCGATTCTGGTGCAGGTCAAGGCAGACGATACCACCGACGTCACGCCATATCTGGCGGTACTCGATGAAGTGGCGGAGTTCACCGCCGACAGTGATATGCCCGACGTGGTTCGTGCCAAGCTCTGCAAGGTGCGCGCCTTTGCGCTGCGTAACGGCACAACTGAAGAACAGGCGACCGCGCTGGAGTTGTTGCGCCAGGCGCTGACGCTTGATGCGGGCGCCGGGGTGAAAAAAGAGATCGACCGGCTGGCTCGTGTGGTGAAAAAAGCCACCGCACAGACAGGCGCCGACGGGGCTGATAGCACCTATGGTTCCGATGGCACTGGCGATGCTGACGGAGACAGCACGGCAGACAGTGCGGGTGCAGGCGAAGCTGCAGCACCGTCAGAACCGGCGGTGGCGGCCAGCGCCACAGCGACGAAAGCCACCCGCAAAAGCACAACCCGGAAGCCGGCAGCGCGCAAAACAACAGCGAAGAAAACGCCTGCCGCCAAAAAATAACCGACTTGCGCCCCGTGCGCTGGCGGCGCGGGCGGAGATCTGCAACGCATGGCGTTTACTTTTCTCCGTCCGCTCACCGCCACCTATTCAGGAGATGACGCGATGAGCCTTGTAGCCGGTCGCACTGTTACCCCCTCCTCGGAGGATGTGCCGGACACTGACGACGGTGGCGAGAAAGTCACCGCCGGGACGTTCTGGCCGGAAATCGCCCTGAGCGATGTGCGCATGGAGATGCGCATCAATGGCGCGGTGACGACCTCGCGCCTGAAGCAAGCCGTTATTGAAGGTGTATCTCACACCCTCGATCAGCTCGCTGACTGGCAGGCTGTGCAGCTGGCAGCAGGTTACACCCGACTTGCCGACGTACCCGCGGTCAAGGTGAACAGCGAGAGCGTGAAGGTTCATCGCTACCGCCGGGCGGTATTCAGCATCGCCCGTGCGCACATTCTCGGCACGAACCGGGACGTGGATACCACCGGCGACGCTGGTGAAAAACGCGCCGTTGCGCTGGCGTCGCAAGCCGATGATATGTGGCGCGATGCACGCTGGGCGATCTCCGATATTCGCGGCACTGTGCGCAACTCTGCGGAGGCGTTCTGATGAAAGTGCAGGCTTTGCAGGGCGATACCGTGGATTTGCTGTGCCAGCGTCATTACGGCACTACTCAGGGCGTAACCGAGATCGTGCTTGCCGCTAACAAAGCGCTGGCCGGTCAGCTCTTCCTTGAGGCAGGGCAGGTGGTGGAGTTACCGGAAATCAGTACCACGGCGACAAAGGAGACCGTGCAGCTATGGAGCTGATTAATCGCATCTGGAATGGCGTGACGTACTCCTGGTCAACATTGCTGACGGGCGTCGGTGTCATGACACAAAAGGACTGGTTGACCGCTATCGGTATCCTGATTGGTATCGCTGCTGCTGTGCTGGGTGAGCTGCATCGCCGCCGCATGGCGCGCATTCACGAAACCAATAACACGTTGCTGAACGAACTGATCGACGCGATTCGCGACGACACCGAGAACCGCCAGGACGTTAAAGAGCTGATCCGCACCATCCGGGAGGCGCCGCGATGAAAAAACGCATTATTGCCTGCTCAACCGCCGCGATCATTTCGCTGGCCGCCACGCTGTGGCCGCAGGCGCTGCGAACCAGCCCGGAAGCACAGCTGAAGATGGCGAAGTATGAGGACTGTCGCAAAACCCCGTACTACTGTCCGGCAGGTGTACTGACTGTAGGTATCGGCTCCACCTCAAAGGTGGAGAACCGTGAATACGCCGAGGGCGAGATTGCAGAACGCTGGTTTAACGATCTTTTGCGCGCCGAGAAATGCGTTAACCATGAATTTAAAGGGGCTTCCGCGCCACAGAAAGTCTTTGAGAGCATGACCGATGGCACGCTTAACGTCGGTTGCACCGGGCTGGGCTGGTACACCAACGGCAAGGGGCAGAAGGTACGAACCACCCTCTGGCGCCACGCGCAGGCCGGTAACTGGAAGGGCGTATGCGAACGGTTGACGGACTTTGTGAACTCCGCCGGGAAACGCTCGCAGGGACTGGTTAACCGTCGGGAAGACTTCAAAGCCTGGTGTCTGTCTGATCCCGCCCTCAAGGGGGCGAAATGAAAGTATTGATAGTCGCATTCGCGGTGCTTCTGGTCTTGTTTATTACGGTCTGTATCGGATTTAACGCTGAGACAAATAAACGCCAGGCAGCCGAAAAAACTCTGGCTGATACCACGCTAAAACTAAATCAAACCGGCGAGGTGCTGGCCGAGGTCAGGGCGCTGCGCCAGGACGTCAGCCAGGTAGAGGCCGGGCTAAAAGCACTCAGTCAGCAACGAAACGCAACAGGAGAACACCGACGTGAAAACATCAAAACCGCACTGGCCGGTAACGGCTGCGCCGTTTCTCCTGTGCCTGCTGCTGTCGCTGACAGCCTGTTCCAGCGAGCCGAAGAAGTCGCCGCCGCAGATTATTCAGGAGCCTTTACCGGAAAGCCTGACCGCAAAAACTGATGTTCCGCCACCACCGGTCAGGCCGATGACGTGGGGCGGGCTTGCCGTCTGGACGGATTCATTACTTGACGCGCTGGATACCTGCAACGCCGATAAGGCGGGCATTCGTGAACTGGAACTGCGGCGTATCGCCAGGGGGATAAAGTGAAAAAAGCTGAACTGCTGCGCGCCGCGCTGATTGCCGGTAATACCTGGTGCAAAGCCAATCCGGAGCAAATCACGGTCTGGGTGGAGAAAGGCCATATCCAGATCGAGGCGACCGGCGAAGCGTCGTTCATGTACCACTACACCATACAGGTGCTGGCGATGGATTTTCCCGGCCAGGTGGACGATCTCATGCTGCCGCTGCTGGCGTGGGTCTGGCAGCAACAGCCCGATCTGCTACTGAATCCCGACAATAACCGCAAGGTGGAATTTGACGCCGATATCGTCAATGACGACGTCGCCGACATTCTGTTTAAGGTGCCGGTCTGGGAGCGCGTCATAGTGACCACTGAGAACAGCGCACCGAAGGCAGAGCACCTGGCCGAGTCGCGTCCTCGCTTCAATGGGGGGGAGTGGGAGACAGTCTTTGATCCGGAGTCAGGGGGATCGCTGTCATGAGCAATGGTGATGCGCTGTTCAGTCAGCTTGACGCGGTATTCACGGCCATTCTGTCGGGCATGTCTCCGGCAGGGCGTCAGCGTACCGCTCGCAGCGTCGGCACGATGCTGCGTCGGAGCCAGAGTCAGCGCATCGGCAGACAAGAAGCACCGGACGGCTCAAAGTTCCCGTCCCGACGTCGTCGCGTGTTGCGTTCACAGGCCGGGATCGGCTTTGTCTGGCAGGGTGAAAACCGCCGCCTGCGTAACTGGCGGGCCGTTCGTGGCCGTCGCGGTCGCATGCAGACCGGCTTTGATGAAGAGCGCGGCGCAGTTCGCTCGTTCTATCGCGAAGACATTGAGCGGTATCTCGATATCAACTTTAACGAGACGCGCCGCAATACCACGAAAGCCGATCCAATGTTCCGGCGTTTACGTACCGCGCGTTTCCTGAAAACCCGCGCCACTGCTGACGGTGCAGAGGTGGGTTATTCCGGTGTGGCTGCGCGTATCGCCCGCGTCCATCAGCTTGGATTGCGCGACAAAATCAACGACAGCGGCGCAATGGCAACCTATCCCCGCCGTGAGCTGCTGGGCCTGAGTAAGGCCGACCGCATGGCGATAGCTCGCCAGGTAATTGACTCGCTGGGGGTACGCTGATGGGAATCGCAGAGCTGCTTCGCCTGCTGGAGAACATCGCCCGCACCGGCACGGTGATGGAGATCGACGAGGAGAAGTGGCGCGTTCGCGTGCAGAGCGGTGGGCTGGAAACTGCCTGGCTGCGCTGGAATGCACAGCGAGCCGGGGCGTTTAAGGTCTGGGTGCCACCATCTGTCGGTGAGCAGGTCTGGTTCCTGTGTCTGGGTGGCAATACCGACGTCGCATTTATCGGCGGCAGTCTGTACAGCGACGACAATCCGGCACCAGGCGCATCACGTAATGAGATGGTGGTGACAGCGCCGGACGGCGCGACGTTTCGCTACAGCGCGGAGGCGGGCGCATTGCAGGTGAAGGGCATCAAATCTGCTGTGGTTGAGGCGTCAGTCAAAATCACACTGGATACCCCGGAGGTGCAATGCACCAACCTGCTGACCACCAAAAGTCTCAATGTCACCGAAGGTGGCGAGATGCGCGGCGATATCACCCACACCGGCGGAGCGTTTACGTCCAACGGTGTGCAGGTGGATGACCACAATCACGGCGCTGTTGAGCGCGGAGGCAGCTGGACGGAGGGGGTGCGATGACAGAACGCTATCGCGGGATGAATGCCGCAGGCACCGGCACCCTGACCGACGAGGATCATGTGTGGCAGTCGGTGAACGACATTCTGCTGACGCCGGTCGGCAGTCGCCTGATGCGTCGTAACTACGGCTCGCTGTGCCCTGATCTTATCGATAGCCCGCAAAACGACGTCACCCGCCTGCAACTGATGAGCGCGGCCGTGATAGCACTGGCGGCATGGGAACCGCGCATTGTGCTCGATACTATCAATGTGACGTACTCCGCCAGTGGCACCGTGACTGCCGAACTCTCCGGCATGCTGACGGAAACGATGGAGAAAAGCACCCGTGCGGTGACGTTAAGGGGTAATAGCGATGCCAACAATTGACCTGTCGCAGTTGCCATCGCCGACCATTATCGAGGCGCTGGACTTCGAGACCATCCTCATTGAGCTCAAAGCGGTCATGGTGGCGGCCTTTCCGGAGGATATGCGAAGCGCAGTCGCGGCAGCGATGGAGCTGGAGTCGGAGCCGCTGAACATCGTCGCTCAGGCGATGGCTTACCGGGAGATGTTGTTGCGTCAACGCATCAATGAAGGCGCCGCAGCCTGCATGCTGAGCCATGCGACCGGCGACGATCTGGATAATATCGCCGCCAATCTGGACACAGAACGTCTGGTTATCACTGAAGCGACGGATACCGCAGACGCAGTGACGGAAAACGATGAAGCGCTACGCCTGCGCGCACAGGCCGCGTTTGAGGGTATGAGTGTTGCCGGGCCATCGGCGGCCTATGAGTATTTTGCCCGAAGCGCCAGTGGTAAGGTCGCCGCCGTACGCGCAACCAGCCCCGCACCGGCGGAAGTGGTGATCGCCATCCTGTCCAGTGACGACGATGGCACCGCATCAGAAGAACTGATCGCGACGGTTCAGGCAGCGGTAAATGACGAGGATGCCCGACCGCTGGGCGACCGCGTGACAGTGCGCAGCGCGGAAATCATTGAATACACCATTGATGCCACGCTCTACCTGTATCCGGGGCCAGAATCCGAACCCATCATTAATGCCGCGCTGGCGTCGCTACGGACATTTCTGGCTGACGCCGATAAAAAAATTGGCCGCGATGTGGTGCGTTCCGCCATATCGGCTTCATTGCACGTTCAGGGCGTACAGCGCGTGGTGATTAACACCCCGGAAAGCGACCTGCAGATAGATAACACGCAGGTTGCACGCAATACCGGATATACCGTGGAAAACGGCGGAACGGATGAGTAATTCTCTGCTGCCACCGTCTTCCGGAGACTGGCTCCGCTATACCGAAGCGGGCACCGCCAGACTGTCGGCGATCACCGTCGCGCTACATACGCTGTGGACGCCGACAGCCTGCCCGGTGGATTTACTGCCCTATCTCGCCTGGGCGCTGTCGGTAGACCGGTGGGACAAGAACTGGCCGGCAGAGCGAAAAATTGCCGCCATCCAGCGATCTTACTGGCTGCACAGGCGCAAGGGTACGCGCGCAGCGGTGCGGCGCGTCATTGAGGACATGGGGTTTTCAGCGACGTTCGCGGAGTGGTTTGACGTCGGCGACAGGCCGGGAACATTCCGTCTTGAGGTTGATGTAAATGAAGTTGGCTTAACCAGCCGGACGCTTGACGAGCTTAATCGCCTGATTAATGACGCCAAACCGGTCAGTCGACATATAGATAAATTCACGATCGCAGTGAAAGTCAGTGGCGATATTTTTATCGGTTCAATGCTCTCCAGCGGGGAAATTATCACGATTTATCCGGAAGACCATGAGCCAGCAGAAAATATTCTCTATAACGGCGTGATCTTTCACGATGGCAATTTTAATTACGGGTGAGAACGTTATGACCAATATTACCGAATCTCCATCGTGGGAAGATGAAATCAGCCTTATTGCCCGGAGTGAGCGCGTTTCCGGTGGACAGGATGGCGCGGCAAACCGGCCATTAAAGAGCCTGGCTAACCGCACGCGGTTCCTGAAAGAGGCAACAGACAGCGCTGTACTGGAGTTGTCCGGCAAAGTTGAGGCGGTTAAATCCTTTACCGAAGGTGCGGAACTTCTGTCCCCCAGAGATGAAATCCTCTACGGAAATCTGCGTCTCGTATGGACGGGAGTATTTCCAAAGGTAGTACCTGCTGATGCTACGCCCTACACCACGGGGGGGGTTGGGCCGGGGCGGTGGGCGTATACTTCCGATGCGGCAGTCCGTCAGGATATGGCCTCATTCAGAACGCCAGGTACATCAATGCTGACGCACTCAGACGGCAAAACCGCTGAGCAGCATATTGATGATTTAAACCGGGAGAAACTGTCGTTCCATGGCGCCACTACCGATGGGATGCTGGCCTTTCTGGCATACGCCGCAGCATCTGGCCGCGAGTGTATTATTGATGGTGAGGTCAATTTAACTGAAGAACTGAATTTCGATGCGCATTTCGCAAATATTCACTTGCGCTGGGAAGCGCCGGTTAACAGTGATACTCAGCTATTTAACCTGCACAATCTTGGCCCTAAATCCATTCTCAAGGATATGTGGTTTCAGAACATCACAGCCCCCTGGGTTATTAATCGCTGGGATACCGACGGAAACTGGATAGATAACGCAGAAGCCATTGTCAATTCAGTCGTTCAGACGAATGAAGAAGTGGGATATCAACCCACTGCCAGTGATAAGGATGTCTGGCCTTTATTGTCTGACACAATAAAGAATCAAGAGATTTGCGGCGGTCCTGTCATTCACACCTCACGGGGCGTCACGGTACTGAATCCGAGGGGGCGTTATATCGCGATCACCTTCATGGATTGTAATTTCTGCAAAGTCATCGAACCATCGGTTATGGGCGGAAAGCACCAGTACGGCACCATTCTTTTCAATAACACCGGGACAACCGCGTGGGGTAAAGGAAATAAAGTTATTGATGGGGAGGTCAGATATGGCTCTGTATCCGGAGTGGTATATATGCGCCATAAAGGAAAGTCGAGTCGTATTTCTGGCACCAATGCCTACCGGTGCGGAGAGTCCGGATTTAAAACGTATCAGAATGAAGTCAATGGCCGTTCAGCGCGTTGTTACGGTATGAAATGGGACAACCTCACCGCAGAGCAGTGTTATTTCGACGGCTTTGACCTGGCATCTGATTACGGTGATGCAGCGCAGCGCGTGGATGATTACACCCTGGCGCAATTTGCCTGGAATCTGCTTCCGCTTAAACATGAAACCACCAACCTGACGGCTATCGGTTGTCACGGGACGGGAGCCTGGGGAGATGGCCAGGGCAGCACTTACAGGAACCTTCACATAGAGGATTGTTATAGCTCAGGGACTAACTTTATTGGGCGCTACAACATCATTGAGGATGTGTTTTCAAAGAACAACAACCGGAAGAACGCAACGATAGCTGACCTCGTGGCTCAGGTTAAGGTTCCGGGACAAAATAACAAGGTCAGCCGCGTCACTGTCATCGTCGACGATGCGGCAATTACCGGCGGATATGGGCTCTACGCACCATCGTCGATGGTAACTGACCTCGATACTGACTGGTGCACCTTCCCGAGCCTGCCTTCGTTCAGCGAACGGTCGAAAATGTCTCTGGGCTCCTATTCGTCAACAGAAACGCAGGTATGGATTGACGGGCATCCGCGCGGGGCATTTCTGAAGAATGCCATAGGGCGACTGCTGTTCGAGTTGACGCTTGGCACATCCGGGAGCGAGCGCGGGAATGCCACCCTGCAACCGGTCTTCAATGGCTCGTTCACAAATGGGCTCAGGGTGAGAGGAGAGAATGGCGGAATGGCTATCATGGCGGTCCCTACACAGGGCAATGCTGCCTATCTGGATAACGGTACTGTGATGTTTTATGAGTCTTCAGGGGAATTAAAACTTCAGTTTAAAGATTCTTCCGGAGCAGTAACCACATACAAATTAACAGCCGGATAAGGTGAATTTATGTCTTTAATTATTGACACGGTATTTAAAGGTATTTCGGTTGAGAGCGCAAAAGTCACGGTCGGTGATATTTATATTGCCGATGGGCATGAAGTACTTTCTATAACAGCCAACTGGTCGGCGCCGGATTCTTCAGAGCACTTCAGGCAAACAACCTATAACTGTCAGTACGATATCACCGGAGCAGACCCGGTAACTCAGGCTTACGCTTACCTGAAAACGCTGGATGAGTTCAGCGGTGCCACTGAGTCGTAAAATGCTCCCGCCAGCAATGGCGGAATAATCAAATCACGCCGGAAACACATAAGGATTCATATTCAATGAGCAAAGCTTTTATTTCCGTGATAACTCAGGCTGGAAAGGAAAGGATCGCTGAAGCGATAGTGACCGGCGAAAAAGTGGTTTTCTCGCAGATGTCCGTTGGTGATGGAAATGGCATTGTGCCGAGGCCAGATGAGACACAGACGGCGCTGATTAATGAGTGTTTCAGAAATCAGCTCAATAGCCTGAAAATATCCGAGAAGAATAATAATATAATCATTGCTGAAATGATTATGCCCCCGGAGGTCGGGGGATTCACGATACGTGAAGCGGCGTTATACGACGATGACGGGAAGTGTATGGCGCTGGCCAGTGTACCGGAGACCTACAAACCCCTGCTGGCTGAAGGTTCGGGCCGCTTTACCGTGCTCCGGATTTGGCTTTCCGTCAGCAGTACCGAAAATATAGAGCTTATCGTTGACCCCGGCATCGTACTGGCAACCGTTGAAGATGTAATTACGGTGAGAAATGAGGTCAAGGATTACACCGATGAGCAGTTAAGCGAACATGCCAGCTCGCGTAATCATCCAGATGCAACACTGGCCAAAAAAGGCTTTACGCAGTTGAGTAATGCCCTGGACAGCACTGACGAAACAAAAGCGGCAACATCTGCTGCAATTAAAGCGGCAATCGCTGCCGCTATCCGGGCCGGATGGGAGTTGGATAACCCCGTAGGGGCGGTGCGATTTTATGCGCTGAATGTCGACCCTAACGAGCGCTATCCGTGGTCAGAGTGGGTGTATACTGGCGAAAGCAAAACGATCCGTGTCGGTAAAGCTGACGGCTCGGACGTCAGCACGACCGGCGGCAGCGATACCGTCACGCTCCAGCAGGCCAACCTCCCCGCCGTGCAGATTGATGTAAGCGGCGAAACCAGCGAGCAACCGGCGCGGGAACTGGCGACCAGGGCGGCAGGCGGGCATAAACATCAGGGCGGGATGGCGGCACCGGGTGATGTGTGGGATGGGGATTATGTTGTTGGTTCCGATAATGACAGCCACCGCACTCGTAATTACACCGGTGAAGCCGGTGATCATACCCATATTGTTGATGAGCCAGCTCACAAACACACGACAACCGGAAAAACCGCCATCCTTGGCGACGGTCAATCATTCAGCGTTGTAGAGGCGCATATTCTGCTGATGTGCTGGGCGAGGGTGGCGTGAGTATCGAGTACCGTCAAAAATAGCAGTGCTGCAGTTCAGTACAGCACCGCCAGGAATGACAGTGCTGTACCATCACGGTCAAAAATGGCAATGTCTGCCGGTAGTGAAAGCCCCTGCATTCAGGGGCTTTTTTACTGGTTAAAACAGGCTACTGAGGGAGTTTGACACAGAGTTAACCGCTTTGGTCGCGCTGGTCTTCAGGTTATCCAGTACATCACTGACCGATGAGGTTTGTAGCTTCTCGCGAAAATCCGCATCAGCGCGCGAAAGGCTGATCGTAAACTCAATCTTTTTTGGATTGCCATAGCGGTCAAACTCCGTTTTTCCCCGCTCCAGCCGCGTCATAACGTACATCCCGTAAATCTGCCCGTCACCCTCAATCAGCGGCCAGGGACGACCGGCAAAGCCGATCGTCTCCAGTGCCGACAGTGACCACCGCCCACCGGTGATTTCGGGGTAGAGCACACCGTCAAGGGTGATCGTGTCATCACCGGGCCCGATGTACTGCCAGCCCGCCGACTGATTAACCCGGTCATTTTTAACGTGCCGCCACTCCTGCGAGTGCCGCAGCTGCTGATACGGCACAGTGCGCAGCGTAAAAACAAACATCCCGTAAATCATCATCATAAAAAACCTCCTTACTCCCGATCGCGGAATGAACCACGGTTAGTTTTGCGGGTGCCGGCCATCGCATCGCGCACGGCGTTGCGAACCATTTTTTCAAGCTCCTGATCCGAACGCTTGCCGACGTCGTTAAAGACCAGCTGGAAGAACGGCACCGCACCCGAAGCCGCGGCGACCGGCGCAGACGCCGCCCCCTGTGTCGCCGCCGGTACCGACAGCACGCCGCCGGCCGCCGCCGCAGACACGCGCGGCACAGGTTGCGGAATAACCCGCGCCTCCTGATAGGCACCACGCAGCGCCAGTGCGCGTGGCAGGTTTTTAAAGACAATGTCACCGGGGCCGACTTTCTTCGTGTTGTTGGCCGTTGCTTTGGTATTCGTATCGATGTTTTTCAGGTGACCCTGAACACCTCCGCCATTACCACCGAGAGGCGAGGAGGGGGATGCGACAGATGGTTTCCACTCTTTTTTAACCATTTTTTTCTGTTTTGGATCCCATTCCCACATAACAGGCGACCACCCCCACTCCTTCTGTACCATCTTTTTCTGTTTGGGATCCCACTCCCATGATGTAGGGGGCTTAGTTGTGATGCTATTAGCTTTAGCTTTGGCAGCGTCAAGGCTAGAAGGGATCATGCCAAGCTTTTCAAGCAGCAGGGAGACACCTTGTGTTAGTAGACGTAATGGGGTGAAAAGCAAATTAAGAGCGGTACCAAGAATCTCACCAAAAGTTTTGCCAGCGCTGGCGCACTTATCCAGCGTGTCTTTGCTGGTCTGCATTGGAGAGAGCAGATTCTTAAACCATCCCCATATCGCCTTGATACCATCACCCAGCACTGAAAAAACGGGTACCAGTGCTGAAAATGCGTTCCTGAGCGGGGTTAATCCCTCCCAGACCCCGCTAAGAAAACCACTAAAGAACGCCTTAATAGGCTCCCAGAATTTCCAGATAATCAGCCCCGCCGCGATAAATGCCAGCGCAATCAGACCGGGGATGCCGAGTAGTGTTGAAAGAATGACGCGCAGGCCGGAAAGAACCAGGTTGAGTCTGGCGATACTGGATGTTGCCGTGATCGAAGACAGGCCGATGTTTTGAATTGCCAGCCTTAGCTTTGCAAAGGGGCCAACGTAGAAACTGACGGCGAGACTCGCTACACCTACCGCTCCAGTCAGGGCCACAAGCGCGGCAGTGACAAGCACCAGAGTCTGCGTAAGCTCCGGGTTTTCACTCACCCATTCCCGCAGGTTGTTGACGAAAGCTGTCAGTGTCTGCGTGATTGTCCGAAGGCTGGTATCCATCCCCGTCAGTACCTCCGTGCGCAGCCCGTCAAATGCCCCGCCCAGCTTGCTGATATCACCAGGCAGGTTATCGCGCAGAGTATCGCCCAGCCTGTCGGCGCTTCCCCTGGTATCGCCGAGACGATTAGAAACGTTCGCCAGCGCCGAAAGAAACGCCGGGATCTGATCGATAGACAGGTCTTCAATCGGGGTGCCGAAAAGCGAAATCGCGGCATTGGCCCGCGTCGCCGGATCCTGAATGGACAGCAGCCCTTTTGCGGTCTTCTCCATCGCCTTGCGCGCACTTTCTCCGCCGGTGGCTATCGCCGATGACATGGCTGCTGCGTCAAGACCGATCGCCTTGTAGGCGCTGACGCTGTTTTTTGACATGTCAGAGCCGCGAATGCTGAATTCCTTGATGGCATCCCCGGTTTTATCCAGCGCGAACTTACCCTGCTGAGCCATATTGACCAGCAGCGACATGGTTTCCGCGCCGGTGAAACCCATATTGCGGAAGTGGGTAGAATACTCGTGAAGGATTTCCGGCATCTCGCCACGCATCTGCGTGGAAACGCGCTGCATGCCAGACGTGATAAGGTCAAATGCCTCATCACTGCTGCGGGCGAGCCCGTTTTTCATCATGATTGCCGCCATCTGGATATGTTCCGTCATATCCCCACCGAGGGCAGTTTGCAGATCCAATGCCTTGCGGGAAATGCGCGTCAACTCCTCATCACCTACCGCGCCGAGCGCGCCCAGCGTACTGCGAACACCCGCCACCGCCTCAGAGATGCGGGCCAGATCGCGACTGACGCCAGCGGCGTTAATGTTCTGAATGATGCGAGAGTAGCGACCGCCGGATGCCGCGCCCTCGCCATTCTGGGCAGCAATAATGGAGGCGTGCTCCTGAGTCTGGATTTGCGGCGCCATCAGCCGCGCGCCCAGATAACCCGCCCCGGCACTCGCAGCAGTCATTGCCAGACCTGCGCCGCGCATCTTGCCGGCGATCTCTTTCGCGCGGTCATACTGCATGCGCGCTTGCGTGGCAGCAGCGAGCTGGCGGCGTTCGCGCTCAAGGGTCTGGTTATATTGCTCGGTTCGGCGAATGGCGCTGGCAATGGTCTGACTGCCGCCTGCAAGGGAGACACCGTGACGACGGAGCGCCTCGGAGGCTCCCCGGAGACTCTCGGTCTCTTTATCACGCCGGACTTTAAGGCGATCCAGCTTCGCCGCGAGATCGGTCATCTGCTGGCGCTGCTTATCTGTCAGCGTCGCACCTGACCGCTGAGCCTGCTTCAGTCCTTCCAGCGTGCGGGTGGTGGTGTCGATAGTGCGGGAGGTTTTTTTAACACTGTCGCGTAGACGGTTGAAGGCGGCAGATTGTCGCTCAACCTCTTTGATTGAGCCCTGCGTTTGCTTGAGGGAGTCCGAAAGGCCGCCAATCGCTTTGCTGGCGGCACTGACCGGGCGGGTGAGCTTATCAATAGCACTGAACGCAACGCGAATACTAAGATCCATCGTCGTCATCCTCCTGTTCATGGTTGCCGCTTCTGATGGCCGCCTTCTCGCGCCAGGCCATCAGCTCGCGCAGCTCCATGCCGTACATCTCGGAGGGCGGCCAGTGAAAAATAACTGCAATGTCGGCGATCAGATCGTCGACTTCAGAGAATACCGCCTCTCTTATTCGCTCTCCGTCTCCGCCACGTTCGGTACGGACGGCGCCGGTTTCGTCAAAAAAGGCGTGATCTCTTCACAGAGCGCGGTGAAGTCACCGGTTGCCAGCGCGGCAATTTCGGCGCTGGTCAGCTGCGGACTGGTGGTGCGCGTCAGCAGGGTGGAGACCGCATCAAAGTCGAAGTTCAGCACATCAACCAGACGCAGACCGCGCAGCGATCCGGCTTGCTTGATGGTGTCGGTGATAGTGATGGTGATAATTTCCTGATCGCCGCGCTTAACCGGCTTACTGAGAATAACGGACATAGCATTTTCTCCGGGCGGCCAGCAGGCCGCCTTAAAGGTGAGTAAAAAGGGTTATCAGCTGCCGAGCCCCAGCGCCGACATAATGCGATCCGGGTAGAGATTCTCTCCGTTGCGCTTGTAGATAAAGTTCAGCAGGTCGATTTCCAGCAGCGGCTTATCGTCCACTGACAGCTTGTAGTAGGTGTTTTTGATAGCGTAGGTGTGGTTGGTATCATCACCCTGTTTCGCATCACCAGGATCGATTTCGGTGATACGTCCGCGCATCTCAACTTCCAGTAACGAGCTGGTACCGCCGCTGTAAAACTCACCGACAAAGCGCAGGCGCATTTCGTCGATATCGCCGCCGTATTTCAGGATCAGTTCTTCGACCACGCCACCGACAATCATTGACGCGTCCAGTGCGCCGGAATCCAGCCCCAGATCAACCGCTACCGAACCGAGCATACCGCCGCCCTGGTAATCTTCGGTCTTACGGGTCACTTTCGGCAGCGTCACGCTGGGGACCTTGCCGATATGGTTCACGCCGTCCACAAAGACGGTGAACAGCCGGAGTTTTTTAGGAATAGCCACTATTCACCTCCCAGCGATGCAAAAGCGGATTCGTAATACTGATCGGTGAACGTCTGGATCATCGTCAGATCTTCCAGCGGCGGCACCGGGCTGTAGTTGTAGCGCACGATGGCTTTACCCTGTCGCAGGCCAACGGTTGGGTTATCGACGATATCAAACCAGCACGCTGCACCAATCAGCTTGCCCGCCGTGACCAGCGCCTGAAGTTTGGCGTTAATGCCGCTCACCACGTCTTTCACGTTCGCAGGCGTCAGCGGGGTATCCACGGTGGTGAACTGCGCTTCTGCGATACTGTCTGCCAAGATCTGCGCGGTTCGCGTGTACACCTCGAAAGTGAATTCTTCAGTGTCGGTGGTGCGGTTGCCCCAGAATCGGAAGCCGTCGCGCTTAATCAGCGTGGTGATCTCGTTGGCGTTCAGCTCGTTGGCGTCGGAGTCTTCTGCCTGAAGTGCCCAGAACACGTCCTTCGCAATCCCCAGCACGTTCTTGACCGGCACGTTAGACAGTGATTTGTGCCAGCCCTGCTCGTTGTCGATCAGCGCCCGCAGACCCAGCGCATAAGCCACGGCCGGGAATTCTTCATTCACACCGGTCAGAGGGTTATAGGCGATGAAGTTCGGCCAGATCAGCATTCCCTCGCGCTCCGCAAACGTCTCGCGGTAGGTTTTCGCCTCCGCAATGGTGTCGCAGCCGTCGCAATAGCTGTATGAGAACGCCCGCAGCTGCTTCGCGATAACCCGCAGCTGTGCGGTCACTTCGGCGGTGTCGTACTCCGGAATGCCGAGAATGCGCGGGCGATAGCCGGTTTTCTGCTCCGCCGTCAGAAAGGCAAACATACCGGTGTAACTGCCGTCTGCCTGCGTGCCGCCGATAATCAGCTGCGACTGCGTCGGATCATCCTCGCCGGTTCCGGCCTCTGCCACGCGCACGACAATCACGCGGGTGCTGACCTGGTCGGAAATAGCTTTCAGCGATTTGTAGAGCGAGCCTGTTTTACCTGCTTTGCCGAGCACGCTGATAACCCGCGTTACAAGCACCGGAGTGTTAAGTGGAAAAGTGGCAGGGTCGGCGTCTTCGGCTACCGCGACCAGACCAATGACCGTTGAATCAATGTCATTGATCGCGGTCTGGAGGTCGGTATTTTCCTTGACGCGCGCCCCGTGAAAAAAGTTGTCGGTCATACTCTACCGCCATCATGTTGAGTGAGTTCGCGGTCATCATCGCCGGGATGGCGGGCCGTTGTCGTGCCTTCAGGGTTGTGACCGGTCTGTCACAACAAAAAGCCATCGCCAGTATCGCGCGCGCATGAAACCATCAACGGCGGGGGAATGCATATGGCACTGACGACCGACACTATCGACAAAGCAAAAGCGCTACTGGACGAAGGGGCGCAGCGATTCCAGGACTATCAGTCCGAGCTTTCGCGCGTGCCGGCGTTCAGTATCCTGATGGGCGGCAAAGCACTGACGCAGCTGGATCCGCGCATTATTTCGCTGGAGCTGACCGACAACCGCGGATTTGAGGCCGACGAGCTGACCATTGCTATCGACGACAGCGACGGATTGATTGAACTGCCGCCGCGTGGTGCTGAGCTGTCGGTATCGCTGGGGTGGCAGGGTGAGCCGCTGGTTTACAAAGGGGTTTACACCGTTGACGAGGTCGCCCATTCGGGGCCGCCGGACAGACTGGAGATCACCGCTCGCAGTGCAGATTTTCGGGACGAGTTCAACGTCAAGCGAGAGGTGTCATGGCATGACGTGACGGTTGAGCGCATCGTGTCAGCCATCGCCAGGCGTTACAAACTGACTCCGGTGATTTCCGAGCAGCTGATGAGCGCCGAGATTGACCATGCCGACCAGACCCAGGAAAGCGATATGTCATTTCTGACGAGGATGGCCGACCTGCTGGGGGCTATTGCCACCATTAAAAACGGCAGTCTCCTGTTTATCCTGCCGGGTGGTGGCGTCAGCGCAAACGGCAAAGCCCTGCCACAGTTTGCGATCACCCGCTCCAGTGGCGACCGGCATTCCTTCCGCATCGCCGACCGTGACGCTTACACCGGCGTGCAGGCGTACTGGCTGGATCTGGAGTTTGGCAAAAAGAAAAAAGTCACCGTTAAAGCCCGCAAGAAGAAGACCGAGAAGAAGCCGCGCAGCAGCAGCCGGGAAGGGGATTATATTGCCGGTGAAGACGGCAACGTTTTTGTGCTTCGGACAACCTATAGCAGCGAAATAGCCGCCCAGCGGGCCGCTGCGGCAAAGTGGCAACAGCTCAAACGCGGCGCCGCCGAATTTAATATGACACTGGCCTACGGTCGCGCTGATCTGTACCCGGAGATGCACGGCACGGTATCGGGATTTAAGACGGATATGAATAATCAGGACTGGATAATTGCGAAGGCCACGCACACGATCGACGACGGCGGATTTAAAACGCAGCTGGAGCTTGAAGCGAAAATACCTGAATGGATTGCAGAAACGGAGTCGTAGCAGCCATAATAACGGTGAGTTCAACTCCCGCCCGGGAGGCCATCATGTTCAAGTGTCCTATTTGTGGTGCCGTTGCCAAAACGCGCACCAGTCGTCCATTGAGTAATACCACCGTCCGGCATTATCACCAGTGCCAGAACTTTGAGTGCAGCATCACTTTCACTACGCTAAACAGTGTCGAAAAACTGGTGACAAAGCGTGGTCATCGCGAAAAGTTGCCACCTGGCTTTATCCCCTCAGATGCGTTCCCATCATCCCACTATGGCGACGCGCAATTAAGTCTCTCTGTTTAAACATAGCCCCGCAATTGCGGGGTTTTTGCTTGAGAAGCCATCAGGAAAAATGATAATTGATGCTCATACCAATGGGGAGGGGAAAATAGTTATGAAAAGGGCGTTATTTCTAATCGCGATCATCGTTTTGGCTGGGTGCAAGCCTGGGTCGGATAAGGCTATTGAATTAGCAAAGAAGGAGATCGCCGCTGATACAAGAGACCCTGATAGCTCCAAATTTAGATATGTGAGATTCATTCAGAAAGAAGAAAGCCAGGATGGAACCGTTAGCGGGTATGTTTGCGGTCAGATAAACGGTAAAAATGCTTTTGGCGCCTACTCAGGTTTCACCCCTTTCATGCTTGAAGTAAAGATGAAGCCAAAAGGCACATTCAGTAATTCAGTTACTTACTCGGTGTATGGTAAGCAAATCTTCGCAGAGTTTGGCAGGTCAACGCCGTACTCATACTCCAGTATATGCGGTGCAGACGAATAGGCCCCAGCAAGTCAGGGGCCTATATATTAGGTCGATGTGGTCACAGTGTGGACACTGTTTGATAAAAATCCTTTTCTATCAGTTGGATGGTGGATTCCTTAGCGCACCATCCCTGTCTTCCCCCACATGATGTGGGGGTTTTTTTTGCCCGTTATTCAGCGCCCTCCTGGCTCCCCGTCCCGGTAAAAGATCGGGTTATACTAAGCGCATCGCGAAGTAAGGAGCGTTTATGAATCAATCTTATGGGCAGCTGGTGAGCCGCGCGGCGATTGCGGCGACGGTGATGGCCTCTGCGTTACTTTTGATCAAGATTTTTGCATGGTGGTATACCGGGTCTGTGAGTATTCTGGCGGCGCTGGTTGATTCACTGGTGGATATCGCCGCCTCGTTGACCAACCTGCTGGTGGTGCGTTATTCGCTGCAGCCTGCCGATGAAGAACATACCTTTGGCCATGGTAAAGCGGAATCGTTGGCCGCGCTGGCGCAAAGTATGTTTGTCTCCGGCTCGGCGCTGTTTCTGTTCTTGACCGGTATTGATCATCTCGTTCGTCCTGAGCCGATGAATGCGGCGGGCGTAGGGATGGTGGTGACGCTGATTGCGCTGGTCAGCACGCTGCTGCTGGTCACGTTCCAGCGCTGGGTCGTAAGAAAAACACAAAGTCAGGCGGTACGGGCGGATATGCTTCATTATCAGTCTGATGTTATGATGAACGGCGCAATTCTGGTGGCGCTGGCCCTCTCCTGGTACGGCTGGCACCGTGCTGATGCGCTGTTTGCATTAGGTATAGGCGTCTATATTTTATATAGCGCGCTGCGCATGGCTTATGACGCCGTTCAGTCGTTGTTAGACCGTGCGCTTCCTGATGAGGAACGCCAGGAAATTATCAATATCGTGACCGCGTGGCCAGGCGTCAGCGGGGCGCACGATCTACGAACGCGGCAGTCAGGGCCGACTCGCTTTATTCAGATTCATTTGGAAATGGAAGATAACCTCCCGCTGGTTCAGGCACACGTGATTGCCGACCAGGTGGAGCAGGCGCTGTTGCTCCGTTTTCCCGGGTCCGATGTCATTATCCACCAGGACCCCTGCTCTGTGGTGCCGTTAGGGCGGCAGGGTGTTTTATGA